TGTGCCCGACACGCTGGACACCGCGCCGCCGCTTGACGGATAAGTAGGCGCGGGTCCGGTGATAGTGACTCTCACCACCACGAAGACGCCGCTTCCTCCGGTCCACGAAGCCGCAACTTGGAAGTGATCGTAAACGCTGCCGATACTCGGCTGTCTCGTGGCCGTGGAATTTCCCGAAGTCACACTGCTGTCGAGCGACGTGCAGGAATTCGCAGCAGTGCAGCCGGACACAGTGACGGTCGTCGAAGTGGGATTGCCGAAGACGGTTTCGAGGAACGACGCGGTTTCGGAGTTGTAGGTCGTATTCGAGACGGTGAACGACGCGCCCGATAACGCGATGGTCTGGGTCGTCTGATAGCTGGATTGGGAAAGGGCGGGCAGGCACAACAGGAGCGCCAGAGCTAAGGTCTGTACAAACTCTGAGGCTGCTTTCGCCCTGCGGGAGCGGGTAGAGGGGCAGAATAGCATAGATCTCCTGTCGCGTGTCAAGGGGAAAAAAGCGGGGCCGCAAGGGAAGAAGGAAACGCGCGGCCCCAGAGAGGTTAACTGATGGTGACGCCGCCGGCGGACGGATTCGCGTACCACACGCCGCCGAAGGCCGTGAGTTCGATCGAATCGCCCACCGCGCCGCCGAAGGTGATGATGTGGTGCACGCCGTTGATGGCGTTGGCGGGCGTGGTCACGGTGTGGGCTTCGGCGGTCTGCGCGATGAGCCGCAGCCGCTTGCCGTCCATGCCGCCCGACACGACGCCGGGAAGTCCGGCAACCGGCGCGGCGAGCGTGTACGCGCCGGCGGAGGCGTCGTCGAGCAGCACGGTGCCTTCCTCTTGCGCGATGGCTCCAGCGGCGGGAAGCGATACCGCGCCGAAGAACGGCTCCAGATTTTGGCAGATGAAGCCGTCCTGATCGGGCGAGGTTGAAGGGAAACGATTAACGATGTTTGCCATTGGGATTGTTCTCCTGGGTTTGGAAATTCGGTTAGGGGCCGGGAGCGCCGGCCCCAAGGACGATGGGCAGGACGGCTTACGCCGCGTTCTGCAGGTATTGCACGGGGTGCGTGCCCGCATCCAAAAGCTGCCCGTCGTAACGAGCGAACGCGAGGAACGCGACTTGCCCGTAGTCCGCGAAGCGCTCGACCAGGCGAAGCACGCTCATCTCTTTCACGCGCCGGATCACGTACTTGTCGAGCGGCCCGAACGCGACCGAGATGGAACCGACCGGCGGGGAGCCGGAAGGCCCCAGTTGCGCCATGTCGTTGTTGATCGAATACTTGTAGCCGTTCAAGGTGTCGGGCTGGGTATTCGCCAAACCACTGAAGCCGGGCATCCACAAGGGCCGGCCGTAGTTGTCCTTCAGCGTCTTCAGGTAGCGCAAGGTCTGATCGTGGAACATGAACTTCGCGCCCTTGCGGTACAACGGATCGACGGAGTGTTCCAGATCCACCAAGTCGATGTAGCCCACCTGGTTGGTGGGATTCGGCGTGGTCAGGTTGTCGTTGCCGATCACGGTCACGCCGGAATTGGTGGCGGCGGTGATGATACCATTCGGCTGCGAAGCGGTAGGTCCGCCCCCGGTCGTGAACATGGTGTTGGTGATACGGCCCAGGCGCGTCGCGAACTTCTTGATGAGGAAGGCCTGCAAATCGAAGGCCGAATCCTGCAAGAGTTCGATGGAGACCTTGACCATCTTGGAGCTGAACTTGTAAGCCCCGAACATGATCTGGCCGAGCGACACGTCCTGCTCGGTCACCTGCTGGCCTTCGCCGATGAGCTCGCCCGTCACCGTGGTGTCGTTGTCGGTGGGGTAAGGGAGGGGTTGGCCCGTCGCGGTGTCCAGAATCTCCGCCACGTTCCACATGTCGCCGTAGTACTTCAAGGCGTCTTCGATCTGCATGGTGAAGCCCACGGGAACGAAGAAGCCCGTCGTGGCGCCGGGATACGCGCCCTCTCCGCCAGTGCCCATGTCGCGGGCTTCGATCTCAACCGTCTTTTGGCCCATCTTGTAGAGCGTCTGGCGCTCTTCGGCGGTCACGCCCTTGAAGCGGTAGCCGCCCCGGATCTCCGGGTGGTCGCCGTGCTTCAGGTAGGACAGGAAGGCTTTCCGCTCTTTCTCCCGCTGCTCCTTCACCACGTCCTGGCTGTCGCCGCCGGCGGGCTGGTTTTCGCGTCGGCTGGCGTCCGCGGGTTGGCGCAATTCGAGGTCCAGCGCCGTCTTGCGCGCTTCGCTTTCGTTGATGGCCCGGATCTCGACTTCGTAGCCCTTTTGCTCATCGTCCATCTGTCCGAACTTGGTGCGGTTCTCCGCGACGCTCAGATCGAGGGCGCACATTTGAGTCCAGATCTGGCCGCGCTTCTCGCTCAATTCTCGTACTCTCGCAATCATGGGAATTTCTCCTCTTGAATTTTGGGTTGGTGACGCACGCGCCCGATTCCGCCGCGGCCCGCGGGGATTGCGCGCATCCGCCTTTTCGCGCGTGGCATTCAAGCCCAGCCCCTACGGGCGCGCGTCTGACGGGGAAAAGCTGAAACTTGGTTAGGGTTTGTCCCGCAGCATTTGAATCTGTCTCTGCCGCAACTGGAGCGCGGCCAGGTCCGCGGACTTGTCTTCGTCCACGTCGATTCCGTTGGCTTTCGCCGCAGCCTTGATCTTGGCCAGCACCTTCGGCTTTTCGTCCGCCGGGATGCCCTCGGTCTGATCGAAACGCGCTAAGGCGTTGCGAATGTGGCTCTTCGTCTTCTCGTCGTCGCCGGGGAACTTGATCGGCAGCTTCCAGGTGGACGTTTTATCGGGATCGCCCACGTAGGCGAAGCAGTCCGAAGCCAGATCGGCGCCCGCGACCTTCTTGGTTTTCTTCTTGTCGCGTTTTGAGCGCCCTTCGCAATCCGGCCCCGTGCAATTGGGGTCGTCGCAATTCGACGAATCGCACTCCGAGCACCGGCCCTCTTTGCACCCGGAGCAATCGCAGCGGCATTCCTTGGCGCGTTTCTGGATGTAGTGTTTGGCCGAGCGTGTTCCGTCTTCGCCTTCGCAGTGCGGGTCCTCGCATTCGGGATCGGTGCATTCCGAGCACATGCCTTCGGCGCACTTGTCGCAGTCGCACTCGCAGAATTGATTCCGCAGCTCCGTCATGCGGGAGCGAAACTCTGGAGACAGACCGCCGGGGAACAGCGACCGGATCGCGGCCGTCGCGTTGTCGTTCGCCGGGTAGGTCACCGGCCCGACGTCGAACAGGTCCACATCCTGGATGGTCCTGGTGGATTTCAGCAGGCGCCCTTTGTCGTCGCGCTCGTCGTCCCACTGATCCTTGGTGACGATGAAGCCGAACGAAGAGCCGTCAATATCGCCCCGCTCGATGGAGTTGACCACGTGCGCGCCGTCCGGGGGATTGCAGGAATAGAACAGGCCCCGGCTGTCTTCTTTGAGCGTCAATGTGCCGGGTTTCGTCCGTCCCAACACATGATCCGGGTTGTGGTTGAATAGGCATCGCACGTCCTGCTTTTCCTGGATCGCTCTGGCGAACGTGCCGGGCGCGACTTGCTCCACGATTTCACCGAACCAATCGGAGATCGTGTACGGCTCGTTGAATGTGGAGGCGTAGCCCTCGATGCGGCTCTCGTCGCCGGTTTTCGCCACGCGCACTTCAGTCTTGAAGTTCCGGCGTTCGATCTTGTTCTTCATGGCTCAACTCCTCTTTCGCTTTTCGTGTGGCTAGGTCGCGGTACGCGGCGATTTTGACCGCTCCCACCGCCCGCCCCAGCTCCCCGGCAGCCTTGGTTTCGTCCGCTTTCCAGCCTTCGGAGCGCTCGAACATGCCGCCGATGAACTTCTGGATGAACGCGGCCAGCTCCGGCCCGATGGGATCGCCCATATTCGGGGATTCCATGCGGAAACCCACGCACCCGATCTGGGTGGCGAGGTCCGCCATGGCGGTTAGAACCGGCGTAAAGGCCCGCTGAAAGTCGCGTAAATCTGGCTTTTCGCGGGCTAAAACGCGCTGCAATGCATCCTGAAACACCCGCGAATACACGCGCGCGAAACGCTGATCGGCGGGCGCTTCCGGGGCTGCTGGCTTCTTGCCGCCCAGGTCGGTTTTGTCGTCCGCGCCGTCCGTTCCCGTGATCGCGTTCGGATCGCCGGGCGAAAGCTTCAGCGGGTCCGAGGCGTCCATCATGTTGACGGGCATCCAGTAGGTTTGCCCGGCTGGGCCCCCGATGGGATTCCAGTCGAGGAACAATTCGCGCACGTCATCCGCGTTCGCCAGTCCCCACTGCCGCAATACCGTGATGAGCTTCGCCCTGGATTCCGAATCCGGCGTCAACATCTCCTGGTAATAAAAGGCCGGGAAGAACCGGAAGGCGGTGCGGCCCTGCTTCACGAACAGCTTGCGCTTGAATTCGCTTTGGAGCGGTTTGTACCAGGGGCGCAGGGTGTACTGCACCAGCTCGATGGCTTCCTGTTCCGCGGAAGCCCGGTTGACCCTGCCCGATTCCCCCAACATGCGGACGGGAACGTGGTAAATCGCGCCGATCTCTTCGCGCTGGTGCTTCCGCGTTTCAAGGAACTGCGCTTCGTTGGGCTTGATGTCCGAGGGCTTCCAGATCATGCCGCCCTCGATCACCATGGGGCGCATCATGTTTTCGCCGCCGTAGGCTTCGTTCACCGAGCGCTTGAAATTCGTCAAGGCCGGCTCGCCCATGGTGTGCGGGATCTCCACTACGCCCGTGGGACGGATGCCGTTGGCGAAGAACTTGCCCCCGAACTTCTCGGCAGCGAGAGCCAGCCCCATCACCTGCCGCGTCAGTTCGATGATGGGCTTGCCGAGTCTCCCGTCAAGCGAAAGCCCCGGCACATGCAGCATGTTCGATGCGAGGATGAAGCGCGGTTGCCTGGGCGCGTTTTCCTCCGCGATTTGCCCATCGGTCGTTTCGTAGATCAGCGTCCCGATTTCCAGGCGCTCCCCTTGCACCGTGACCGGCTCGGTCGTCCGGCGGGGCTTCGTGGCTACCGGGGAACGCGGCCACAACGCAATCACGCGATTAGCTTGATCCCGCTCGATCTCCGCATAGGCATTGCTCCACAAAAGAGCGTGCGCCATGAACGTCTTGATGAATGTGAACGCGGTCATTTCCACGTTCGGTTCGTCGTGCAGGATGAAGTGTAAGTCCTGCTCGTAGGCGAGGCGCTTGCCTCTCGGCTCCAGTTGCTCGTAGACGTTCAGGTCCGTTGCGCCCATGGCCCCGGAGATGAGGTCCACGCACGCGTAGACTGTCGAGACTTGAAGCGCGGTGAGTTCGGAAACGCGGATTCCCGAGTCGGTCCGGCCGCCGTTGAAAATATCAAGGAGCCACTCCGCCGGATAGCTCAGCGGCGTCTGCGGATTTTCGAGAGACGATCTGAACTCAGGCAGAAATCCGGCCACGCCCGAACTGATTCGCTGTAGGATTCCCACGGTGAGTTAC